TCAATTCTTTTTATATTTAATTAAAATTCATATCTATAACAATTCATAAGTTAATAATATACATAATATAAATATGTTTCTAAATTTGTTTAATGTGTCCAAAATCATCGCCAACGTAAATTTTTACTGACATATTATCTGTCTCAAAAGCACGGTGAAGAATATCTATCAAATCCATTTCATCTGGATGTATATCAAAAATAAATGCGTCATACAGATACATCATAAACACAGACTTCTTATTTTTCAAATGTGGTAAAATAGTTTTTATCTTACGGACATTGTATTCAGTCTCCAACGATTGTAGGAAATAATTGAATAATTTATTGGGTGTTACATCTTGAATATCACGAAATCTCTTTTCATAAAACCAAGATTTCACTTCTGGTCCATTTTCATATTGTTCATACATTGTGTCAATCATTGCTTGAACGGTTTGGAAGAAGGGATGTCCCATAAATTCAGGAGTTATTGTGCCATAAATGTTTTGAAACACCTTACCTTTGAATTGGTCATAATCCATATCAATTCCCAATTCATCACGTATCTGTTCGTATGGATGATAGTCGAAGTGATAATCCAATATCTTTGCCAATAACTTTATATGAAAGGCATCATAATCAAATTGAACAATTTTACCACCTTCAAATCTTGAACGAATTTTATCACGAGTTCCATCTTTCTTATTCATAGCTGCGAAATTAAATCCACCCCAAGCATTACTTGGTCTGCCGGTTGCTGTATACCACATATAGTTTTGTTTCTTTATTTCGTCACCAACAACGATATGATTTTTTTCTATCTCGTGGAATACTTCTATGAAATCATTACAATAATTCACACATTTTTCTTTTTTGAACTCAAATGGTTTTAATCTCAATACATATTTTGCAATACCTCTCGCCCATCCTAATTGATTTACAAGTGGAATAACATGACCTAAATCTTCTATCTTATAGAACTTATTAGCAAGATACTCCATACCTTTTGGATAAAATTCATGTGGACTAATGTGAGGATGTGCATAATAATGTAGGTATGAATTTATATCAAACCCATCATTAAAGTTATTATTAAGCAATACTTTTTTGTTGAAGACAAGAGATTTTGGATGTAGTTTTATTTCTTGTAGGGTTATATCGGTATCAAGTTCATCTGGATGTGTGAAATTGATATATCTTTCTTCATCATTACCGAATGCCATATAAAGACCTACAATAGCAACTTCTGATTGATGTTTGTTGGCATTACTTGTGATTGGAACGCAAATACATGGTTTGTCTTGAAACATAGGTTTACTTACTTGATATGATATAATAACTGAAATATAACATTTTTTATTGTAATTAGCAAATGTATTTCAATTATTTATTCAAATCTAAAATAGTAAACCCAAATCCGCCGACTCTATCTGAATCCGAATTCGACTCCGATTGAATGATGCTATCATCTGATGGTGGTTCGTATATTTCTGGTATTTCACCCAACTCAACTGGTTGACTGAATTGTAAATCATTCAATAAATTTGTAGACTGTCTTTGTGGAATTACTTGCTCGTATACAGTTAATTCTCTTGGGTTTAATAAAATCTGTGATAGTAAACGGTATTTTTTTGAATATCTATCTATTATGCGCAAGTTAGTATCAATCACTCCAGGTATCTTTAATATACCGTTTTCATAAATATCATATTCAGGACCGTCCACTTTCCAAGAAACAGTAACCATTTCATACAGATATTGATTTATTCCATTATATGAATCCGCATATCCTATTGATTGTTCTGGAGATATTTCAAAAAATACTCTTTCTCTTTCATTTCTTTTTGTTACAAAATATCGATATGTCTTTCCTGCATCTATTTCTTTTTGAGTAAGTGTTCTTTTGTAAGGTTTTGGTGCAGTATACCTATAATACTCGTGTTCATTTTTAGTATTTTTTCTACGAATACCTGGATTGTTTGGTGAAACCTTCGTGTATAATTTTACATCATAATACTTCTTCTGCGACTCTGAAAATTCTCTAAATCGTATCAACCTCTCTGATTTGAGTGGATTCCATTCATTTTCAGTAAAAACTTCACCGGTTGCATATCTATGATAAAATCCTGTGTATTCTTCAAAATTTCGCAAAAGCATAAACTCCCTACCGTTTGTAAATAAATTATTTACAATTTGATCGGCCGGATAGTATAACTTTTGTCTAAAATCTTTGATAATCATTATGGCATCCTCATCGTTCCTTTGATACTCGTTTCCCAATTACTAACATCTATTTTATTACTTAAACCGGTTATAGAAAAAACAGTTCCGCCATATCCAGGAGGTTTCAAATTCGTGTTTATGGACTCACAGAATCCCCAACCAGAACAACCATCGATTGTAACATTAAAGTCTATTGGAAAAAGAATAACTCGTTTTGAATGATGGTTTGCATCACTTTTCTTTTTAAGTTTTAATGCACCTTTCATTGCATCACCCCAACTTGTATTTATACCATTTTGTAGTACAGTTTTTTTCAGTTCTATTATGGCATTTTGAGGATCAGTACCGTGTGTTACTTTTGGTGCACCAGGAGTATCAAGGTTTCCCCCACCCATTACAGATGCACTCATTCCAGAAGCACCTTGCATAGATATACTCACATTTTTTAACATAGGTTTACCGAATGATGCATTGAATGGAAAACTTGAAACCATTGCACAATAACTGAAATCTTCTACCGCGAGTACCGAAACTTTTGTCCCTACACCGCCACAAGTAGAAATCTTTTCAACAACAGTAGATGATAACTGCCAGAAATCACCACAAGCTTCATTTGCTCTAGAACATAAAGTATTAAGGAAGTTTCTCAAACCTTTTTCTACCGCATCACCTTTACTGTTTTCATTAAAAAACTTTCTCCAAGTTTCTTTTACAAAATCACAGTTAAACCAAATTTTTCCTATTGGCGAATCTGGTTTTCCACCATACCCGCCCAACTTACTCACCGGATCCGAACCGTAATTCGCACCATCCCATATAACTTCCATAGGATATGCACTAGTCCACACTCCTTTTGGTGCAAGAGTTTTATTTGTAATATCAACTCGTTTAATCAATCCTTTTGAAGCAGCTACAATCAGTGGACTAAGATAGTCCTCCATACTTCCAAAATTAACATACCAGAATTTTTTAACAATAGCATTTTGTGGAGCACCACCTGCCGCTCCAGTACCTGTTCCAGTTCCAGTGCCTGTTCCAGTACCTGTTCCAGTACCAGTGCCGGTTCCAGTTCCGGTTCCTGCACCAGCGGCTCCACCTTGTAATCCTGCCACCTTTTCTCTATCTTGACTTGTGACTTCTTGATTGGATGGAGGATCCGGTTGCCATGGTATACCAACTGCAGCAAACCAGAGTTTATCAATTTGCGTTTTATCCTTTACATCCCATGCAGCTATTCCATATATTTCTTCTGGCTTTCCAGTTCCTGTTCCAGTTGAAATTGGTGTGGTTGACGTTGCTCCCGCAGATCCTGATGCTCCCGCTGGTAAAGGATTTAATTGAGCCATCGCCTTATCAATCGTTGTTCCCAAATCAGCACCCCATGCTTGAATAGTTTTTGCATCGAGTGGTGCCCATGTATTAGTTGTTCCGGAGTCAGCAGAAGTGGTTGTACCAGAAGCGGTTGTAGTTGGTGCAGATGCCTGACCACTTGCTGATTTTTGTGATAGGTTTGCTGTTACACCAAGTGCAATTACACCTTGTGATAGCAATGATGTTGATGCATTGATTGAAACATCTGTGTTTACCGACCAACTAAAAGTTGTTACTTTTCCACTAAAACCAAATCTTGATGCACATTTAACGGCAGCCCATGTAGTCCAGCCAAATTGAACAGCGATTGTTGATCCTGGCTTAAAAAATCCTGGCATCAATTTTTCTATAGCAATACCGCTTTGTGTTACAGATGGGTATATTGTAAAATTAACAGTTGCCTTTATTATGGCACCCATTGGTCCGTCATTTGAAGTATCTATACCAGTTAGTAATGGCAAACGAGGTAGATGAGTTCTAGGACTGTATAATGTTAATTGTCCTGTTGAATCAACATTTTGTTTACCCGCAGGAAATGTTAAGTTACCAGCAGTTCCCCATGTTTTCCTACCATAAGCCCAATAGAGTGAACTTAACTCTTGTCCACGTATTTTTTGACCATAAGCACGACCACGAGCAGCAACTTCACCTGCTCCAGGACCGGGAGGACGGAGAAATGGATTATCTACGTTAATACTCCAAGCCATGATTACCTCATAAAATTATATTGTTGAAACAGTGCACTTATACCAGATACTTGATCGTAATACGGTATTCGTATAACCAATCCAGGTGGTACGGACAACGAACCTCTGCCTAAATTGTTTACTATGGCAATCACAAACCAAAATGAAGGATCACCATAATAATCATATGCTATCGTATCAAGTCTATCCCCAAGATGCGAAATGATATAAACATCTTCATTGTTTGAAAAGGGAGGGTAAAATATAGTAGAGAGTCTACTAACAAGTTTATCAGAACCATCTGAGTTTATTTTTTTAACACGAGTGATGGTATCACATTCTTCATATCTATTTGGCATATAAATGATTCACTATAAATTATACAACATACCAATAAATATAAACAAAAAACGAATTTTCAATTAACCGCCACCCATTCCACCACCAGTTCCACCACCAGTTCCACCACCAGTTCCACCTTCGTTTGCATTATCTTGTGCAGCTTTCGCATCTGCCTCCTCCTGTTGTTTTTGTAACTTTTCATTAGGACTTGGATTTTCATTTACAACAACAGTAACTTTTGTTTTAATTGGTTTTCCAGTTGCAGGATCAATATCATCTATTTCTTTTTCTTCCGTCTTTAATCCAGCTGCTTTAAGAGCGGCCGCTTCAGAATCTCTTTCTTCCTTAGACTTTTCAAAACTATCAAAATCCTTAACAACATCAGTAGCCGCTGGATCATAATCGGCCTTAGCGTCTGTATCTTCTGTTCGGAAGTAATTTACATTAGAATCATTTGATGCAATAGTAGGCATTAAACCATCACCCGAATCATCATAAAGACTATACATTATACCACCAAATTCTGGACGATAGGTTCCTATAACTGTGAATCCAACCGCAACTTGAATTGTTTTTGGTAGTTGTAATGCTCCTGGTTTTACTTCCTCATTGTTATAGTTTTTATCCTCCGCTAATTGTGCAGTCTCCCATGTTGATCCCGCATTATCAAATGTATAGGTCAATGAGTTAATAAATCCTGGTGTCTTTCTAAACAAGTGTCCTATGTTCAAACGGCATATAGGTGCACGAAGTCTTCCTCCTCTATAATCAGGAGCAGTCCATGATGCAAGATAATTTAATTTACGCCATGTGGCCGCGAGTTCATCTCTTGATCCAATATGAACGGTGAATCCGAAACTTACATCTCTTTCGTATGAACCGAATAAATAAATTGGATCACCTCTACCCATATACATTTGAGGACTCCAACTTGGTTTGTGGTTGTCAGTTATACTATCAAACGCAGCTCTAAATACTATTGCCTCTGCCGCTTGACCACTAGCAGCAGCACCAACACCATCCAATCTAGCAGTTGTAAAGTAGAAAGTTATTAAGTCTTTTGATCCTGGCAAATCATTATTTGAATTTGCACCTGTTTCATAAACAAAATCTTCTGTTATTCTACCAGATACTTGACGTTTGTAATCTATGATGTTTATTCTGTCACCTCTAAATTCGTACCCATCACCTTGTTTCTTTACAGCTTTTCCACCTGAATACTTTACATTAGTTTTATATGGTTTACTTCTGTCTACACCGGCCTTTCCTTGTTTTCCAAATCCAAATTTGGTTTCAAGATTGTTTGATTTGTAATCTATGATGGAAGGATCCGTTGAGAACTTTTTATATTTATCACCTTCAATATCAGAACGGAAATCGTTATAGTCACTTGAACGGTTTGCATCTCCTCTCGGAACTTTTTTAAGTTTACCATATGCAATAGTAGAATACTGCTTTATTGGATTTGCAATAGCATCGTCCTTGCCGGCAGGCGGTTCCGCAATTATACTTGTTGTTTCACTTGGGAATGCAGACTGCAATCCAGTTCCATCAATATCACCTGCTATATTAGCACGACTTCTATCCAACACAGAAACGTATTGTGGATCAAATGTTTTCTTCTTCTTTAATAGATTGTAAACTTTTGGTTGAACGAATGCACTATTCTGTGGAGTAGTTTCACCACCTGGATACTGAACAGACTCTTTTCCTGTGAATTTAGATCCACTCAATAGATAAGACAATGCGGTTATTAAACCATCAAATGTATTTCCGGAATCTGCATAAACCTTGTTCATCTGTCCACTATATGTATTATCAACTTCTGTATCGGATTCTATTTTTGTTTTTGGTCCAAACCAAGTTTCAAATCGAGAAGTTCCAGGATAAGTTTCAGGAAGAACACCTGATGTATTGTAGTAAGTCATAAACGGATGACTTGCTCTATTTATCACAGTTTCTTTGTTCTTATCTGTTCCAGAGTTCGGTCCACCTTTACCACTCAATCTATAAATCTTTCCAGATATTGGATTACGTGAAATAGTTGCAATAGCATCCGGAAGATTACTGTTTATAGGAATGAATGCAGATGGTTTCAATTCCGCCATCAATGCAATCAATCTATTATACTTATACACAGAATATACATTTTTTGCAGATTGTAATTCATTTATTGTATAACCACCACCGTTCTTTGATTTTCTCGGAAATGACATAACACTTTGTTTATCGGCGGTTGTACCTGGATTCATTTTCTTAACTACATCTTCATATGCATCATATGATTCCCCATTTGCAACACCAGAATCTAAAACAGTTCCATGACGTAATCGTAAAGGTCTGTTTCTTTCAGTGTTATCAGATATTGATGATATAAGTGAATCCGCATTGTACAATCGAGTTCTTTGAAGCGGTGCAGTCAAAGAACCAGGATTTTCCCATTCATTTAATGTATCTACCAGTGGGTTTGTATCATATAATCTATTTTGCAATTCAATCCATCTTTGACCCTTTGGTGTTTCCAACCAAGACTCTATTCTTTTTACATCAGCTTTGTTAATTTCTGAGAATTGATCTGAGAATCCTCCACCACCGGAGAATCGTACAGATGATCCCTCTGAAACATCTATACCACCCCATAATGTATTTTGTATAGAATCTTTTACTTGAATACCTCTCAACACAAATGGATCAATTCTCAAAGAACTTCCTTGATAAGAGTCAGGTGTTAATTGTAATTTTTTATATTGTATAGATAATTGACCGCCATTTTCAGAGTATGATGCAAGATAACTTCCTTTTTTTGCAGTATCTTTCATCGTTCTTTCATATTTCTTATTATATGCACCAGCTGCTTTTGTTAATGTTGTTCTGTACTGTCCATATGTATCGTTCAATGTTATATTTGGAACTTGATTTTCTAATGAAGCAAGAGTTCCTCTTTGTGCCCACGGACGTTTTCCTAGAGACAATGGTGCAAATTCATCACCTTTAATTGTATTTACACCACCAGATGCACGACTTGTTGCAACACCAAGTCTTCCACCTTCATCTAAATTGTAAGTGAGTGTTGGGTTTATTATTGGATATAAAGTTCCATCGCTCAAAGTCATCTTTGGTAAGAAACCCGCTCTTTGTGTTGGTGTGAATCCAAAGAAATTTGTTACAGGTTTATCCAATGAACGTATTTTATTAGTACCACTTTCAGTGGATAGTATTGAATATCCAGGAGCATAATTCGTTACAGTTTTATCTGTATAGAATGTTTGGAAACCTCTACCTGCCTGTGTTGTATTATTTTTCTGTTGAACATCAATGTAATCTTTTCCAGTTGGTGTTCTGTATAATCCAAAATAATTGTTACTTGGAGCACTTAGTCTTGTACCATTCCAATCGAATTGAGAAGTTTCTTTTGAGTATTCTGTTAATGGTCTGCTACTACCTTTACGCATTGTATCAATGGTAAAGCCGGTTTGGTTATCATCTGGAAAATAGTTTACACCAACGGGTCTTAATCCAATAAAACCAAATCTCGATGATTCATTTACATATTCGGTTTGAGGGTTACCAGAACCCTTTGGCATAATATCTAATGTAAAACCAGTTTGGTTATCATCTGGAAAATAGTTTAATAATGGAGGTCTTCTATTTGCCCTAAATCCGTAATCAGATGAATTTGTATCGTATTCGGTTCCAGGACGACTACTTCCTTTTGCCATAATATCCAAAGTGAAACCAGTTTGGTTATCATCTGGAAAGAAACTCTGAAATCCAGGTCTACTTCCTTGGAATACAAATACAGAAGATTCGGTTGCATATTCAGTTTGTGGTAAACCTTCGTTTCTCTTAATATCCATAGTGAAACCAGTCTGATTTGCATTCTGAAAGAAATCAATTACTGATTCTAATGGATTACCAGGACGACCACCTTTGAATGTATAGAAAGAACTCTCGTGGAAATACTCTGTTGCTGCAGGTTTTCCTGTTCCCTTTGGTTGTATATTTAATGTAAATCCAGTTTGATTAAGTTTCTCTTTATCAAAATAATCTGTTCCAGTATTTGGGAATTTTCCAACAAAAGTGAACTCAGATGAATCCTTTACATATTTACTATCATATATTTCAGCAAGTCTATGGAATCCGATACTTGTAAACTTTCCTCTTAAATCGAAATAATTAACTTGTGGTGATTCATCACGAGTACCATCCCAATCGAATATGGAAGCTTCTTCAACATATTTTGTATCGTAAACATCAGCAAGTCTATGGAAACCAGCAGTTGTAACTTTCTTATTCAAATCAAAGAAGTTTACTTCTGGTGATTTATTTCTAGCACCATCCCAATCAAATTCAGAAGATTCTGGTATGTATTTGGTATCACGGATTTGTGCAAAAGTATGGAATCCTGTTTTTGTAAAACTGCCAGGTAAATCAAAATAGTTTACAGCAGGTGCACTTCTTCTACCACCATCCCAATCAAATCTGGATGATTCTTTGATATACTTTGAATCATATTCCAATGCAAATGTATGGAAACCTGTATTGGTATGTGTGGATTGTAAATCAAAATAATTTATAGCAGGTGCATTCACTCTACTACCATCCCAATCAAATTCGGAAGAATCCTTGATATATTTGGATTCTTTGAATATAGGGAATGTATGGAATCCAGTGGTTGTAAATCTATTTAATAAATCAAAATAGTTTACAGCAGGTGCCTGTTGTTTGTTTCCATCGAAATCAAATCTTGAAGCATCTGGAATATACTTTGAATCACTTAATGCAGAAAATGTATGGAATCCTATATTAGTGAACTGTTTTTCTATATCAAGGTAATTCACTGCGGGTGAATCTTGTCTAACTGCATTCCATGTATAGTTTGAAGATTCCTTTATGTATTTGGATTCCAAATATGGTACAAATATGTCAAATCCTGATGTAGCATTTTTTACTGTCAAATCTATGTAATTAACAAATGGAGCATCTTCTCTTGTTCCTACCCATGTGAATCTGGATGTATCTGGATTGTAAACTGATTCGTATAAGGGAGCAAAAGTATGGAACCCAATACTAGTGTTAGTAGATTGTAAATCAAAGTAATTAACTGCAGGTGCATCTGCCTTGACACCATCCCAAACAAATTCCGATGAATTTTTTATGTATTTCGTATCAAATTTTTGTGCAAATGGGTGGAATCCATCAGATGTGAATTGCTTAAATTGATCTAGATAATTCACAGACGGTGCGTTTTCAGTGGAATTTCCAAGAAAAACAAAACGAGAAGCATCTTGAACATATTTTGAATCCATGAATCCTGCAAAAGTATGGAACCCATTTGTAGATACCGTACCGGCTTGATCAAAATAGTTTACTGCGGGTGCCTGTTGTTTATTACCATCATAGTCAAATATAGAAGAATCTGCAACATATTTAGATTGCCCTTGAGCTGCAAACTTTGTAAATCCAGATGTTGTATTTAGAGATATATTATCGAAATAATTTACAGTAGGTGCACCTAATCTGTTTCCTTGCCAACCTAAAAATGATGTTTCAGTCTTGTAGTCTGTTATCTGTGGTTGTGCAAATATGGTAAATCCACCGATAGTATTATTGTTGTTACCATCAAAGTAATTTACACCAGTTATTTTGGTGAAATCAAATTTTGATGTATTTTGTTGATACAAACTTTCAGCAGGATCAACAAATGTTTGAAACCCTCTACCATTTGTATCTGCAAATGCATTTGTAAATGGACCATCGTCAGAACCGCCAGTCCATGTAAATTGAGAGAATCCAATATACTTGCTATCACCGAGTTGTTGTCTTTGATTAAATCCTATTGCAAATTGATTTGAAAAGAAATTTACCTCTTGTAAACCAACAGAAGAATAAAAAGAATCCTCTGGATTTTCATGTCTTCCACTAGGAAATGTTGGTGTTATACCATCCAAATTTAATCTACTTGTATCTATATCGTGTATTGTTTGTCCTGAATATCTGATTGGTCCTTTATCATCCGACTCAAATAATCTTTCCAATTCGGATGTACCAACAAATTTTATAGGAGTGTAATCTATATTAAGTTCACTGCCATCATTAGTATGAATCGTTCCTTGATCCATTCTCAAAATGTTTGTATCAGGATTTACAACAATACCTTCTTTTATAGTATCTGTTATTATATTAGGAGATTGTTCTATTCTACTAAAACTCAAAGGTGGTATGATTGGTTCAATATCTGGAACTATTATATTATCTGATGCATCATTAACATTCTTTGATATGTTAACTGTATTTTTTGTTCTATCAAAAAATTGTTCAGGACGAGTTATTACTATCTGTGGATTTGATATATTACCAATAGGTGATAATATATTTTTATTTATAGCAACCACCTGGTCTTCTCTATTAAAAGATTGTGCAGGAACATTTATTCCAATTTCTGGATTTGTTACGTTATCAACTGCATCATTTATATTTCTTGATATATTTGGAGAACTATCTTGTCTTTCAAAAGTTTGTTGTGATCTATTAACTTCTGTATCGGATCTGTTATTGTTTTGTCCAGGATTTGTTCTACTGATTGGAGTGTCTGATTCCGATAGTCTACTTTCAAATCTAGTTTGTGATATATTTGAAAATCTTGATTCTATCTGATCCAAACCAACTCCAGATGCCAATGGCAATCTAGAATCACTGATAGATGGTGATAGTTCTGATAAACTATTTATCAACAAACTTTCAACTGGATTTTGTACTATATCGTCTAACTTAGTTGAAGACAATCTATCTTCTAATTTTATTCTCTTATCGGATGGTATAACAATGTCATCCAATTTTGAAGATTCTAATTTACCAACTAAATCAGTATTCTTTGGTTTTTTTACATTATCTAATTCGGTTGAACCAAGTCTTCTAGTTACATCAGTAACCTTTGGCTGTTTTATATCATCGAGTTTTGTTTTACCAAGTTGACTTGTTAAATTTACAACTTTTGGTTTTTTTACATTTGGAATCTCTTTATAGAGACCATCGGTGATAGGTTGTTGTGTGGCAAAGTTTTTGTCATTGGTAGCAGACGATGCTTCTGGACTGCTTTTGCCTTCCTTTGAAACCTCGCTTCTATATTTAGATAAATCAGATTTTAAGTCTACTAATGACATCTTTTACATTTCCTGTTAATACATCAATAAATATCCATTTATATGATTTTATTATGCCGTTCTTCCAAAACTATTATCTGCTTGATAAGTTTTTTTGATGTTTAATGTTGTTCGTATTTCTTCTACAAACTTTTCACCAAACTTAATAACGGTTGGTTGATTTGCCGCAGATGACATTATACTTATCAGTTGATCGAGTTTTGCCTCAACCCCACTCATATTAGCACCACCACCCGCACCGGCACCTGCCGATTGACCACCGGCTCCTCCCATAGCAGCGGCTGCCATTGCTGGAGAAAATGGTGCAGACTGCATACCAACTGGAGAAACTGCGGTTGCCGCTGGTGTTGATACATTTCCACCGGAAGATTTATTTTCTCCTTCTTTTTCTTCTCCACCGCCAAACATTGATGTTATACCACCAACTATTGAATCCATTACTTTTGAAACTTTGGATTCACCACTTGATTGATTTATCTTTTCAAATACTTGACCTAATTTTTCTACATCCATACCAGCGATTGTATCTGCGAGCATTTTTAATGATGTTGATATTTCAAGTAAACTCTTTGCAACAGCAGAAAGTTTTTCAGGTTCTAATGATGATATGAGTTTTTGCATAGTAGATAATGGACTTTCACCACCGAGAAGACTACCAATACCTTCCATGATTGCACCACCACCCAAACTTTGCATTAAGTTTCCAAGTGATTCCTTGAATTGATCAAGTTTAGTAGTATCTATCGTTTGTAAACTTGCACCTATCATACCAAGACCGGCTGATAGTAATGTCACACCACTTGCAATACCCATCAAGCCAGACGGATCAACTTCTTTTACAAGAGTCATTAGTTGGTCAAATGGACTATCACCACCGAACAAACTACCCAATCCCTCTAATGCAGCACCAATTCCACTTCCACCACCAAATGCAGCAAGTGCACCGGCAAGAGCAGTTATACCACCAGCTATTGCAAGTAATTGTCCGGGATCCATTTCTCCCAATTTTAACAATCTATCTATGAATCCGTATATTGCCCCAGCGATTGTGTTTACTATCTCAACTATTGCACCACCAACTGTTGATATTACTGAATTTAATCCTTCAAAAAATGTTTGTAATAAAGGACCAACTTGTCCAGCAGCTGCACCAATCACGTAAAGTGCCGCACCAAATATGAGAAGGGCACCAGATAAAACAGCAAGAACTGCTGCACCTGCAAGAAATAGTGGAGCCGCCGCACCTAAAATTGCCGCAACTGCAATCAATCCGAGAAGTGCAACGCCCGCCTTTGCCATATCTTCCCATTTTATACCAACAAAGAATTGTAAAGCAAGTCCTATTACATAAAGAGCGGCACCAAGAATTAACATAGCAGCTGCACCTTTAATCATTTCTGTACTGGCTTTCCCCATGAGATATGCAATTCCAGCAAGACCGAGTAAAGCAACACCGGCTTTAGCCATTGCTGCCCAATCTACTTTCATAAATTCTTGAACTGCCTTTGCAGTAACGAACAAAGCGGCTGCAAGAACAAGTATTGCAGCTGCACCCATAAGCATTTTTTTAGCATCCATCTTATTGACAGACTCTACTATACCATCCATGAATCCACCGCCGCCTTTTCCACCTTTTGGCATTTTAGCTTTTTTGGATTTTCCACCCAAATCACCGGCTTTATCGGCTGCCATATCTTTCATTTTTGAACCAAGTGCACTTGCCTTTTCACTGACCTTTCCGAAAGCACCACCCAATTTATCAGTAACCCCTCCGGCAAGTTTACCTATACTGTCACCGAGTGGACCCTTTACCATATCAAACAATCCCATTGCACCTTTACCTGCAATCTTGAAACCAGCGGCTATACCACCAGGTCCTGCAACTTTAAGAGCCATTGCACCGATACCTGCAACTGATGGATTTATGAATCCCATCAATCCACCGACTGCACCACCTGCATCTGCAAATCCACCAACTATTTTAGTAACAAATTCTATTATCTGTGGTAGTCTTTTTATTAAAGTTTGAACGGCTTCCATCAATTTAGGTAATGCTTCTTTTATCCCAGCAGCTATTTCTTCTATATTTATACCGGCTATCATTTCATCAAGTTTAGATGCACCCTTTGTGCTATCAAACATACCATGCATTACATTTGTAACCGCCTCAACTATTGGTGCAAATTTTGCCTTAATTTTTTCAAGTATATCTGCCATTTTTTCTTTTATACTAGCAGAACGTTTTTCTGCAGCAAGTGACATAATATAGTCTTTTTGTTCTTTTGATCGTGCATTTGCAGCTTCGGCTTCAAGTGCAGCAGCATCTTTCATATTGTTCAATTTTTCAGCGTAATCGGCATCGATACCAGCATCTGCAAGTTTTTCTGCATTTGTAAGCAACTCAGTCATTTCATCAACAGACATACCCATTGCCTTTGCGAATGATTCCTGCTGAATTGTATTCATGTTTGAAAAATCTTCAAGTGATCCAGCTTGATTTAATATCTCTTCCTGTAATTTGAATGTATCACCTTCCAATGCAAATCTTCTTGCTGCACTCAAATTCAAACTTCTACCAGTAAGTGCTTGTGCTTCAAATTCTGCAGTAAGTGATGATTCCAAATCCAACATACCTCTACCAATATCTTTTATTTTTTTAAGATCAGTACCAAGCATCTTTGCCTTCTGAGCGGCAGCAACGAGTTCTTTTGATGATCCTTTGAAACCAACAGCAACTTCCTTTGGAATACCAGCGAGTGTTTTCATTGCCTCTTTTGCATTCATAGTACCCTTACCCATTTCAACTGTTTCTTTTACAAGTTGATCCATGGATGTACCAGTAATCGTTGATATATCTTTTATGTTTGAAACTTCTTGAGCAGATAAACCAAATTGTTTTGTTAAAACAGTAGATTGTTTAACAAACTCTTTCATTTTTTCGTTACCAGCCATTACTTGTGATGCAACATCGACCCCATTAAATGCCTCACTTGCAACAGATATACCCTCAGCAACTTCTTTTGAATTTATACCAACCATATTCAATTCGGATGCAATTTTATTTGTGTTCTTGTATAGTTCTCCTGCCTGTTTATATGACAATGCAAAATCTTTACCCATCTGTGCTATTTGACCATCTGCATCCATCAGTACATTAAACACACCCTTCAATCCTTTTGTCAACAAACCAACTCCACCGGTGAGTGCACCCAATCCAAGTCCAGCAACTAATTTCGGTGCCATTGCAACCATACTACCAAGACCCTTAGCACCCTCAGCAAAAGCAGTTTTGAAATTACCTTTAAGACCATTTTGTATTGCAGCTGTAAATGATTTGTTCATATTATCAGCTGTTTTATCTATACCAAGAATCTTTGTTATTTGTTCACCACCAGGAAGTTTAGTAACCCACGATGACATAGAAGTTCCTAATTTTGAACCTATGTCATTTATCATCCCCATTTGTGCATTTTGCTTTTCGATTACCTTGTTTTGATTTTCTATTGCAGTGAGTTTTTCTTCTTCTAAAGCAAGACCCTTTAATAGTGTTTGTTGATCGGCAGCATTTAATCCAGAACCCTTTGATTCGATTTCATATCGTTTTATAGCTATGGCTTCCCTTGCTTTATCGGTATCTACTATCTTTGCACTACCCTTTTCTATTTCTTTTGTCTGTGAAACAGATTCACCCAATAAACCGGATATATCACTACTTATAGATTTTACATCGGAAAAATTTGATTCAAACGCTGTACTTGTATTATACCCATTTTCTATTGAATTACCAATTTTATTCCAATACTCAACTGATTCAGCATTTACTGCATTACCCTTTATTAGTGCCTGAGTATAACTTTTGGATTTGTCATTCATTATACCAATTCTTGCACTCGTTTCTGTTAATGTTTTCTTTTGTTCTTCTGCCAAACCACGAGTTCTATCTGCAAGATCTAAACTTTCTTTTTCTTTTTTAGCTTTTTTATCGGCTTGTTCTTGTTCTTTTTTACTTCTATCTACCGTTTCTTTTTGATGTTTTTCAGATTTTTTTTGTCTGTCTTCCGTTTCCTTTTCAAATTTTTCAAGTTTTTTGCGCACCGCTTCTTCCTTCTCTACGGAATCCATACGAAGTGCTTCTAATGTTATTAGTTTTTTTATGTTATCGATTGATTTTTTTTCCGCCGATTCCATTTTACTCTTTTGTTCAACGATTTGTTTTTCCAAATCAATTCGTTGTTGAGTTAGGGCTTTAAGTTCGGCGGCCAGTTTTACGTCTTCTTTTGATGCCACTTGTTTCTACGAATACTCATAAAATAAAAACGGTCTACATATCCTATAAATATGTAAACCGCAAATTTATCGTCTCGGCGTAGGTGGTTTTGAGAATGTTGGCATAGCAACTTTATTTTTTGATATTTCACCTTGTTCTGCCTTATTCTTTTCATCAACTGCCTTTTTTACTTGATTGATGTAGAATCTTCTCAAATGTACTGGCAAGTTGTAAACTTCTTCCCAAGTAAATCCACCATTTCCGTAATAACACAAAGAAAAGATTTCTTCATGTAATCCCAATCTATAATTAGGTTCCAGGCCAAAAAAATGATACCTCAACAGGTATATCTATCTCCTTTACCTCACCTGTTATATCTGAAACAAATGTGAATGTCATATCCAAATCGGGTGAGATTTCCTTAATATATGACCTCAACGCCCTTGAATCTGCAGCAAATAGTTCGTTATCAACAAAACTATTTATAGCAGCTCTACCTGATTCACCATCTACCGATGTAATAATGTGTTTGAGTCTTGTTGTTAATTCCTTGTCAATACCAGTTCTGACAAGTGTTTTGTTCATAGACTTTATTTCACTCTGTACTTCTTTTTCTAATCCGTGTGTCATAAGTCTGAATGTAACAACTCTTTTTGATATTGGCAATTCAAAATCAAATTCGTTTTTGCCGTTCTGAAACAAGCTGTAATCGACCTCCTTGTGCTCTATTTCAGTTAAATCTATTGTAACTTTTTGTTTATTTCCTGGTGAAAATGGATCATCTATTTGAACAGTATAATCCTTTCCATATCCCAAAATTCTAGCAGCAACCATAATTGCGTTTTTATCACCGGTATACAAATCCGAATAATTGATTGGAGTAACAATCAAAGACTCAAACAACTTATCTAAAACTACGCCTTGTTTAATGAGATTCTGTGAAGTCAAAATGTCTTCTTCTCTCGCAGTCATATATTTCATTTCAATAGTACCTTCTGCCAAAGGGTGTCCTTCTGGATACAAAAGACCTTTTGAGGGCAATGGTATTATTTCTGTTGGGAAATTTGATTTTTTAACAGATGTCTGTTTGTGTTCAGAAAGGAGTTGTGCTTTAATATCTGCATCAGAAACACCTTCTTCATTGGCTACATTATAGCCCGTTGGAATTTTTGTCATAACTTAAATCCTATAACATTGTTTGTAATAAAACGTTTTATTTTACAAATATAAATATGGGTATACCGAGAAAATCAGTATACCCGTATTTCAATTCAATTTCAATATGATAGCAAAATCAGTATTGGAGGATAGCATAATCATATGCAAGTGTGAGAGAAATCTCAACAAAAGCATCATTTGCCCAATCCATTTCACCGAATGTTGTTGCAGTAATGAAAGCACCTTTAAGTGTCCATTCTTCAACTTTATCACCAACAGGACCGAGAACATGAAGTGTTATGTCTTTCTTGTAGAAGTCAGAATAACCATCACGACCTGTTACGGATTCGTGTGAAAGACGTACCCATTCCATTGTTGCCTGAGCAGCGGAAGGTACGATAGGATCATACAATTTGATTGTAATATCTTGCCATTCACCCTTTCCCTTTACTTTACGTTTGACGTTTATATGGTCAAGTGTGATTGGATTGAAACTGATGTTTGGTCTACCAGCACCTTTAACCAAATATGCAGGAACTCCCTCAATATACATGATAAATCGGTTCTGTAATTTTGGCTCAAACGGTGTGAAAAAAATTTCATTGGGATCGAGTAATTCAGCCATTTATATCTCCAAATTAAAAATATCTTCTTAAATAAATATACAACTTTGAAAAAAACATGGGGAGTGTATTTCAACTCCCCACTTACATCAATTAAGCACCAGGAAACGCAGCACCAGTAGACTGAACATTGAAATCAAGAATGATAAATTCAGCAGTCTTGGCAGGTTGTAAGAACAACTGGCCGTACAATATGTTGCGGTCGATAATATCAGGTGTGTTGTTACTTTCATCCATGATAACACGGAAAGCATACAAACCTTGACGTTGTTGAATTGACTCCAAATATGGAGTAACGATGTTCAAGAATCTTGAGCGTGTTTGTGAAGTATTTTGTTCAAACACAAGGTATCTTGTGGAAGAAGCAATAAACTTCTTAGCAGCTATCAAGAGACGGCGAACATTGATACGGTCAAGAGCAGATGGTCTACCTTGCAATGTCTTCTGACCCCAAACACAAACGCCTGTTGATGGGAAGACTGCAATAGGATTGATTCTTGCCTCATAAAGTGTATCACGTTCTGCATGAGTCAATCTGGATTTAACTTCAACAACTTCTGTCAAACCACCACGATTCAAACCAGCAGGCGCGAACCATTCAGCAGAAACACGGTCATTGAAAGCAATTACACCAGGAAGAACAACAGATGGTGGAACCCATATTGGTTTGTTTCTATCAAAGTCAAGAATCTTAACCCAAGGATAATAAGTAGCAGCATAGTTACTGTCAAATCCTTCTGTTGTTGCAACAGCAGTTGCAATGTTATCATTTATACCAACTGAATCCATTACGTAGAATGAATCACCACGATCCTCACAAACATCTTTAGCATAATTTGTTATTGCAGAGTGTAGTGAGTGAACAACACCAGGTGTTGCAATCATGTTAATATCGAATTCATCCGCATTTGAAATAGTATCAAGTGCCTTCTTGTAAGAAGTATATCCATCAGCTGTTGAATTTGATATATCAAATCCTTGTGTGTTACCAGCTTCAATGTATGCACCCAATTTCTTTTGAAGATTTGGCTTGTGACCGTCAAATCCACCTTGCATTGGCACCATAAACTTACGAGAATCGAGAGCAGTGTTTGTAGTCAAATCGATAGATGAACTATAAGCAGTTGCACTTGATGGGAAACTTGCACCAGGATTTTGTTGATAATCACCCAAGTAGAAATCTACGTTAGAACCAGTTGTCTGATTATCTGTTATTGGAAGTGGACGCAAGTAGTTAAAGTTATCAGTATTTGTAAAGTCATAACTGAATCCCCAATATACTCGTCTATTGTAAGCACCACCGGCTGTTTGGTCTGATACGAATGTAGCAGCAGCTGGTTGTGTGAATGCAGAAGGAATTGGTGATTGCAAAGCACGGAATCCAAAAGGAACGAGATTTGGTGATACACCACCGTTTGTAACGGCTTCTGTTGTTTCAACACGAATATATTTTGACTTGTTAGCGTAATCACCATTAACAACTACTTTACCCTCATCTGTAACAGTGATAAATCTATCACCAATTACTCGTGAAATAAACTTAGGTGAATTTGGATCCAAGTTACACTTAAACGATTCGATTACATTTGGACGCAAATCTTCGTCTTCATATGTGAACGGTGTTTGTGGAAGTTTAGATTGATCAACAAATCTAACAACAACATCAAAGTCACCATATTCAGAACCAGCGATTGTTCCAGCAGGACGAATGTTAGCGATACCAACTTTAACTTCATAGTTTGAATGAATACCATGAGAAAGTGTATGGAACTTAAACAAATTAGTTGTAGTTGAACCAACTCTTTGTGATGTTATCCAAGGAGTAGCAGCAGCCAAATAATCTGTTGTGAAATCCCAAGGAGAACCAGCAGAGCCAGTTTCTATTAAAATTGTAGTTGCAGCATCAGATGCCAAAGAAGCAGATGCCTGTTTCTTAAAGTTTACATAATTGTATACGGCATGAGTACCATAAGGGTTATATCCGTACAAATCACCGATATATGCAGAAGATTCTGGATTTATAGATGCACTAAATGCAACACCATTTTCACTTGTAGCATTTGTGAAAGATGATACATCAGTTGTGAATGAACCGGAAACGGTTATCACGAAGCTACCACTGTTATTTGATGCAACCAATGATTTTTCAAACAAAGATGTTGCGTCAGAATTTGTCACAACGAATGTTGGATGTAAGAATGAAATCAACTTCTTACCCCAAGAACCTGTTGCAACAACTGCAATAGGATGCTTAAGTGAATATCCACCAGATCCAAGAACACGAACTATCGTTGCACTACCAGCATTGTTAAGGTAGTTTTTGGCTGTATATGGTAAATATGATTGCTCATAGGTGTTACCGAAATGAGTTACGAAATCACCAAAACTATTAACTACTGTTGGGACAAATGCAGGTCCCTTTAACGTGGGTCCTATAAGAGCAGCACCAATGTTACCTATTCCTTGTGGAAGGAATGACAGGTCCATCTCATTAGTAAACACTCCAGGACTTACAATTCTTTCATTAGCCACTTATTATCTCCATAAAATTATAGAATGTATTGTATTCTGCATATAAATATGAAACAAAAAATCCAAATTATGATTTAGATGGAATAAATTTACCAGAATCCAAATCTAAAACACCATCACCATATTTATCATTTAAGTCTTTAACCAAATCATTTTCTTGTGTTTGTAGATTGGAATACTCTGTAAATAGTTTTTCTCTTAACTCCTGCATTTGAGTTAATCGTTTATTCAGTAAATGTAACTCTATTTCGACCTGTCCAATTTGTGCGGTAACTCTGGCATAACTTGTTTGCAATCCCTTAACCGTTCCAATGTCTTCTTGATCAAATTCTTTCTCTACGATAATGTTTTCAGTATTCTCTGACATATAAAACCTCACTTAAAAATAAAAAATGTAACATAGATAAATATGTATTAAAATTCTTGAAATACAATTTAATCTGTATCATCTATTTCAGTTGTATAAACATCTGCAGATCTAGACAAAGATATATCCACCATCTGTGCAACTCTACGTCTAAATGCAGCAAGTGATTCTGATCCATCATCATTCTGACTTCTGAATCTACCTCTTTCTGCATCAGCTTGATTTGCACCTCTAAACCTCGCATTTAATTCATTTGTTGAACCGTAATAATTTACACCATTTGGATTCATCATACTGTTAATGTCACCAAACAATTCAGATACAAACCTAATTTTATTTGCACTAATAACTCTTTTTGTTGTTGTATCTGCACCAACATCTTTCGGTATCAAATAACCATGAACTGTTAATTGGAAACTTGAACGAACTACACGATCCTGTCCAGTTGTATTATTATCTTCAATACCCATAGAATCCATATATGTTGAAAACTTATAGTAGTTCTTATCGCCAAATGCCTGACCATTAAAATGAACGAACTGTTCAAGTATATGATTGAGTTGATTTTGATATTCACACCAAACTATAAAGTCATATGTAACATCAACAAAATCTGGCATAGGAGTTACATAATACTCATACGATGGTTTTCTTTCATACTGTGTGGTAAATCTGTCATACGGTGTCATTCTATTGTATCTATGTTGCATTACATAATAAAGTTGATTTGTGGTTGCAACTTTATTTCTACGCATTTCTTGTTTTATAGCAACATTTGATCGTCTGAATGTTATCAATGGTATTATAGTTTTACCTTTCTTATCTTTTAAGAAACCATCTTTTTGTATTGATGCCCATTTTTCAGAATTTGCATAAATTACAGGAACAACAATAGATTCACCACTGTCTTCAACACGCAACATCATCTTTTGTTCGATAAAAGATTTAACAGAAAAATCTATATCATAAAGAGTTATAGATACACTTTTTGTTTTATCCTTATCTCTACGAGTTTGTAGATGTCTTCCTTTACCCAAATCTTGTCTTGGGTGTTGTTCTGAACGGACATCATCGATAAAGGAATCACGAGTTCTTCTTATCGATGGTTTTCTATATTTTGCAGAATTAACCATTATATGTTACTCGGAATATCATTGTGATTGGTTGTTATTGCTGGTCTAAATTCTTCTATATGTATTCTTGAACGTCTTGTTAAGTGTGTTGTTGCTACTATGGAAACGTTATGTCCCCATCTTTCAGTAGCAAAAGAATAGTCAGGATTTTTTCCACCAAAAAATTGATTTTCTTGAACTTGGTCAATTTCCCACCACTCTCCATTGTACTCTACCACATCACCTACTTCTATAAAAATCTCAACATCTTTCAAAAACTCTCTAATAAAAGCAAAAGTAGCGGCTTGTTGGAAGTCTTGACCAAATTCAGTACCCTCGTAAGTTTGTGCCTGGTAATCTATCAATGCTGGTATTTTAACAGGACTATGGTAAACTTTCTTATCCGATTCATTATACAGATTTGTTTTTGTATTTTCCAAAGAAAGTTTATACACAGCAACTTCCGTGTCTATTATATCTGCTACCAATTCCATGTTCAATTTATGAACAAGACTGGCATCTCTTTGTCCGTGAAATAATGGCATATTATTATCCTATGTAAATTGCCAAAGGTGTTCCATTGAGACTGGCAGCCAATGCCTCAGTTTCTAATCTTTTCGCTTCTAATAGTTTACTTCTTGTCATTGTATCTAACATAGTTCTAAGTTCTTGAACTAATGCTTGTTTTTCCGTAGTAGCAGCAGATAACAAATCAGCAGCATTTAGTGATGTTTCACCATTTGGTATCGGTATACTACCATACTTTCCACGAATATAACCCAACATTTCTTTTGCCAATGCAAGACCAAATGAATATATCCAAGTTTTTCCAGGAGCATTTATTTCGGAATACACCATATAATCATACGGTGCATTTGACATATCTGATACTTGACCGATAGGATATTTTAATGGATTACTTCGCTCTTCTTTTACAATATATTCAATCCACAACTTAAAATCCTTAACTGGAAGTGGAAATATACGAAGTTCATTGTTTATCAATTCAAATGTAAAGGCAGATTTACGCATCATGTCATTAAATTCTATCGCCTGAACACGAAGTAAATCTGCATACATAGGCATCAACATGAATGATACACCAGTAGAATATGCACCAAATCCAAAGGTATCAAGCATTGCCTGATTACCTAAATATGGATCATAAAATCTAATGGATGCCGGTGGTGAATAGTGATGAACTCTTTTTATCTCTATTGAACCACTTGGCACTTTTATATCACGAATCAATGTATCTAAGTTGTATTTCTGTTTTCCAGTCTGTATATCAATAGATGATGAATAGAACTTAACATTACCGTTTGTAAAAGTTTCACTTCCGTATTCGGTTGCCAGTTGTATAAGACCACCCATATTAGTTGATATATTTCTATGGGTTAGATTATTACTTGTTGATGATCCCATCAAACTTAATAAATTTTGTTGGATATTGAATTGATTTACATGATATGAATACTCATACACAGCTTCTTCAAGACAGGTATAAAAATTAACAGCTTGTAATTCAACATCAACAATAGGATAACCTAGTCTTTTTGCACACCAGTCTGCAAATGCATCCGCATCTGTTTGAAAACTGGCATCACTATCGAATGTACCAAACGGTGTACTACCGGTTGTAAAACTACTCGAACCAGGCCAAATTGGAATTTCTACCATTTACTTCTCGGATTTATTTTCTTCAAAATACTTTAATATATCGTCAACAATAGGATGACGGTGGTTTGTTTTCAATTCATAAACCCCTAATCCTTGTATTTTGTCTTTCATATTAAATAAATATGGGAGTCCAGAATCTTTTTTCTGTTTTAGATCTATTTGTGATATATCACCGGTAAGCATCATCTTTGAGTTTATACCAAGACGAGATAATATCATTTCCATTTGTGCCTTTGTTACATTTTGTGATTCATCAACGATAACACAGGCATTTACAAATGTTCTACCACGAAGAAAAGATATAGGAGCAATTTCTATTTTGTCTTCAGCCATTAACTTTTCAATCTTTTCTTTGTGATACAGTTGAAACATATTCGCTTGTATAGGAGACAACCAAGGATCCATTTTTTCTTTTATATTACCTGGAAGAAATCCCAAGTCTTCATTAGATACCGTTGGTCTTGTTATTATTATCTTTTCAACTTCACGATAAAAGAAACATTCGAGAGCAATCTGTGTTGCTAATAATGTTTTTCCAGAGCCGGCTTTACCAACAAACACTGATATATCATCACGAAGAGCATCAGCTTTTATTCTCTTTTGTTCTTCGTTCAATGTTAATTGGAACTGTATTTTATTTTTTATCGTTTTTCTTCCTTTTTTTATTCCTGATGTATTTAGACTTGAACTTTCTTCTTCACTCAACAAATTTTGTTTGTTATCTGTTTCCTCGTTATATTCAGAACTCATACCGGCTCCTATAATAATTTAGAAAGGGTGTCTCCCATAGATTTTACATCGGCTTCAATCTTGGATATTATAGCATCCAACTTCTCGGCCTTATGGGTCCATTCAAAACCTACAATGGCAATAAACTCCGAACCTTTTTTTATCGGATATACTACCGCTGATTTAGACCCTCTCTGTGAAAAAAATGCTTTAGTTATTAAGTCCTCTATATTATCTACAACAGGATATACCGCCTTATGATTTACTACATCTTCTACAAAGTTGGAATAAAGTGACATCGGTAAGTTTTGATATTGCTTGAACTCTGTACTAACACCTTCTTCGAGTGCCTCGAATGATGTTGAGAGTTTGGTCATTGATTTGCCTGTTTTGTATTTACCACCGTTGTGTCTTTGAAGAATAAATGCACGCTGACAGTTGTATTCTTCTAACAGTTGGTCTAATATGGTTTGGATTAGTTTGGAATGAGAAATCTCTCGGTCAATCTTTTTTTGTTTGTATTCACCGTACTTGTATTTGAGGAACCAAGATAGGAAAACACCGAGAAGTGTTGCCATACTGGATACCGCCAATTTTATTATGTCAATATATTGAATTTGAGTTTCCATTTGTAATAAATAGCAATTAGAAAATAAAAAAGGGTAACGAATGTCACCCTTTATTAAAAATTATTTTAGTAAGAATTAACCAATAGTTGTTTTTATTAAATCTATCAAGAATCCTTTAATTTCACCAGCTTTAACTGCCGTTAGAGCACCTTCAATTCCGGCAAGTGCATGACCACCTTTGCTCAGGGCATCCACAGCACCTGCACCCGATGAATATGCAAGTGTTGCGACCACCAACATTTGAATACCTTCTGCTAGTTTATTTTTTGTAGCATCGTCAAGGTCATTGTATCGTTTCCATTTACTCAAAGTAGCATCCATTCCCTTTCTAATCATTTGAACCATTTTTTCATGCATATGGTGTCCAACATGAGCAATTTTTTCACCAGCTTCACCAGTTCCACCCATTTTTTGTGAAATGGTTTTTACCATTTTACCAACTATTTGAGTTAGAGCAGGAATTGCCATGGCCAAACCAATAAATAAAAGAGGACCAACTTCATTTAATGCATCCTTCTTTCTACCTTCTTTCAATGCCTTTTTTCTTCTTCTTACCGCTTCGGTTGCAAGTTTAGCAAGTTCTGGTTCCTTTTTCAATACATCAGCTGCCTTTTCTTTGTCAGCTTCTACTTTTTCAATTTCACCTGGAACTTTGCCGAGTGTTGATGTAATATCACCCATTGACGCGGCAAGTGCATCACCAAATTCTTTTTCTGCTTCTTTATCTACTTCCTCCTCTTCTTTCAAATAACGCATTACTTCGTTTCTGATGATACGGTGTAATTCGGATTCGGTTATAGTTCTGATTGACTTTTTCTTTTTCATTATATTATCCAATTAAATTATTTCACATATACAAGATTGCCGTCTTGAATCTTAAACTCACCCTTTGGATTGTATGATTCAGCCGCAGGTGCCGCACCACCACTTTTTTGAAGAACAGGAACAACATTTATGAATATAGTTGCAACAGTATAGATAGTCAATACTGCCTTTACTGTGGTAATCAATCCTTGAGCAGCAAGAACTATTGGTGCTAAACCAGGTATGAACATCGCCGCAATAGCAGGACCGTTTGGTGTTACTGATTTGACAGCAATTTCAATTACTTCCGAAAGCAATCCGCCTATAACTACAAAGGCAAATATACCAGGACCACCCATCAATTTAACTGCTTCTGAGAATTTCTTCAACAACTCTTTACCAACCAAACCAGCAACGATTTGAGCAACCTTTGCAAGTGGAATGAAAATTGCCTGCAATATCTTGATACCCCACTCAACTACACCTTTCAAAAAAGGATTCTTGATAGCACCTTCAAGGTGAGCAAATCCACCACCTTCCATAAGGAATGCTCTAGCATCTGAACTTCTGTATAATTCTTTTATCACATCTTCGTTTGAAAGGAAATTGTTTCTTTCTTTGATAAGATTCAATTTCATCTTATTTACGGATTCCATTTTCGCCAAATCCTCCAATCCGTCTTCTGCCTTTGCAGCATCAACTTTAACATCTTCTGTTGGTGCAACACTACCGGCAATCATATCCTTTTCCCATGTTGGTTTAGCAACCCATTTATCAAAAAATGTTTTAGTAATATAAGTAACCGAATCATTGAGTTCTTTTACTTCTTTAGCGAAAGCATTTTTGTCTGTAATCTTACTACCCAAATCCTTTGCAGCATCGGTAACTTTAGCAGAAGCACCTTTTGCTTTATCTGCAAATGAAGAAAATGCCTTTGTCAAACCATCTTTACACGCAGAAGCAACTTCTGTTACCAATTCTGTAAATTCTCCCCATATCGCCTTAACCTTACCCCAACCACCAGATAGTGCCTCTTTTGCCTTATCACCAAGACCTTTTAGACCATCCCAAATGTCTCCAAAAAATCCTTCAATCAATACTGTATCACCGTCATTTGCTTCAATCAATGTGTTTACACTTTTATCTAACTTCTTAATCACAGATTCGTTCAATGATTTAGTTTTTGTTTTTGAAAAAAGAATACGCATTGCCTTAGACTCATTTACTGTAAATAAGTTTGATGACAATAATGAATTTATTGCAGATTCATCTAATGATGTGAATTTAATAGTATTGGCATTGATTTTTTGTGATAATCTTTTTTCTGAAATAACTTCGTTCATAAGGTATTTCAGAGTGTTTTTTTGTTTACGATTGTTTGACATATCGGCTCCATAAAAATAATTCATACAGTTTACAATAAATATCACATAAAAATAAAAAACCCTACCGTTAATAGTAGGGTTTATATTAAAATTATTTAATCACTTATTTTTTATTTGTTTTTTTTTAGTATTTCAGAAACTATCGGTTTGATTAAACTAAAAAGTTTTTCTTCAATTTTTTGTTTATGTACTTTTTTTATGTATGATTCTTGTAATCTCTTTTGGTTCTTCTTATTGTAATAACGCAGTATTTTAATTGTTCTTTCAGTTAATGGTTTCTTTCCTATTCTCATTTGATAATAAGATTCCATCTTTGATTTCACATCATCACCGTAAGGTTCTTTCAAATCAATAGCACCGGCTGCAATCGCCTTAGCAATAGTTGCAACCTCTGGAGCATTTATTACTGGCATATCTACACGATTCGGTGCCCATCCTGGAATTGCCTTGGGCATTTTAGAAGCATTTGCAATCATTTTTTCAACAGCACCATCAACGGATCCTCCGAACTCAGTTAATGCCTGTTTTACTTCTTCAGCAGATGCACCTTTTATTCCATTTTCTACAGCCAATCTTATTTCATCCTCCACCGGCTTACCACCAAATTTTGAAATATCTCCTGTTCCGGTATTCCCACCTCTACCCAAACCTTTCGTAACAACATTAAGAGCCGTTACGAGTGCGGCACCTGGAAGGTCAATTTGTGTTGCTTGCATGGTTGCAGATGGATCAACCAAAAAAGTAGCTGCCCAACGGTGGTGTCCATCCATGATATAGTTATCATTTGATATAATCGCCTGTAAATCCCCACCTGGTCCATCTTCCATTGGTGCCTTTTTAAGTAATGCCAAAATAGCAAAAGCAACTGCCTTTGCTGGAACTACTTCTTTTTGTGATGGTTTAAGTTTTCCAGCGGCAACCGATGTCTTTTTTGATGGTATTTGATCGTCAGTATCGCTTCCATCCTTTTTTCCACCCTTATATGCGGCCTTAGCGGCATCAGCTGGAACAGTGCTCAGAGGCATTGCATCCGTTGTTCCAAAGATTTCATCATCTTCAAATAATCTTTTTTTCTTACCAGAATGTTTCATAATAATTTTCCACTTATTTTTTAATATACAAAAATAAATATACCATAAAAATAAAAAAGGAGTGAGAAAACCTCACTCCTTTATTTTGACTAACCCTGTTAAGATTATATGTCACCGAGAGAATCGATTTGGATAAGACCATAGAACTCTGGACGAACAATTTTCTTAGCATAACGAGTCATCACGCCTTTTCTTGGTGTGAAGTTCGTTGGGTCATATACCAATGGTGTCATTACAAGTGGAATGTATGGAGCATACACAGCACCAGTTTCGAGGAATTGTGTTCCACGGAAACCTACGAGAACTTGATTCTCGAGCATATAAGGATTCTTATAGACTGTGATACGGCCATTCAACTGACCAACTTTTTGAACACCCATTGCGAATTTCATACCTTCACCATCAACTGCATAGCCAGGCATTGATTCAAGTATTGTAGCAACTTGTGGAGAACATACGAGGAAGTTTGCACCACCACG